TTTGATCTTCACAAGGAATAAGAGTGCCATCCGAATTAACAAACTTCTCATCAAAATAGATTTCTTTATTGTGATGCTTCTTAATATTCTTAACAATTAGAATACTTGTTTTTGTCATAAATGTTGGCCTAAATCTCCATCTAATTTTATCACCTTCAGCGTTTTCTGTCAAGTCTTTTGTGAAGGGTTGATTAGCAGGATTGACTGGTAAGAACATATCCACATCTGCAAGATTCTCAAATGGAATATTTCTGAATGTTTTGACAAAGGTATCATTTGCACCATACTTTTGACCAGTATAAAGATAGGTATCGTTGTCTGCAAAAATGGCATAATCCTCATCCGAATTATAAAATTCTCTTAAGAGGATATTTCTTGCATCGCCCGGAGTTAATACTTTACCTTGATGTTTAATATATTCAACACCTGTTTCGTATTGTTCTTCTTTATAATTTTGCGCAAACACTACGGGTTGAAGATCATTTTTCTTAACCCAATCCAATTGCCGTTTGTGTATTTCTGCACGTCTTGCATTTGTACTATCAGGGCCGAACCATGATATAATGTAGCATTTATCAAACTTCATTTACTCACCTAGCATTTTAATCAAGTGTTTTGTCTGGTGCATTGCATCATCGAGAGCATTATGGTAGACGCCTTCCCGTTCATCTGCAGGAATCCAATTGAACAATGCTTTTACTGTACGATAACATCTGTCATCCCAGCATTTCCAAGGTGGTTCTCTGCCCGTAATAAAATAAGCATTTGATAAAATTGTGTTATCGAATACTGCACCGTTGCCCCAAACAGGCAAACTCTTAGGACCAAACCATTCCTCAAAATCATCTAGTGCTTGATTCAAAGAAATGTTATTGCGAGTAAGTTCTCTCAGCGCTTCTTTATTTTGCTCCGACCACCATTTGATTGTTTCTTTTGAAACATGCATACCTACATCTTTGCAGGTTTTAAGATCTATGGTGCAATAGAAGGTATCTAAAATTTCTTTACCTTCAAACTTTACTGCACCAATTGAACAGATGGCTGCATTTGATCTTGTTGACATTGTTTCCAAGTCAACCATTACATTAACTGTCATTTACATCCTTGTCTTGCAATCTGATAAAATTCATTTCTAACTTCTGGGTGATTTTTGAACCCCCCGCCTAAACGAACTGTTACTGTAGAACTACCTGTATCTTCAACACCTCTGGATTTAACACAATAGTGTTGCGCATCAATTAATACAGCAACATCTTCAGTATCAAGAATGTATTGTAGTGTGTGGAAAATTTGTTCTGTTAATCGTTCTTGAATCTGTGGTCGCTTGCTAAAATATTCAACAATACGATTAATTTTAGATAGACCTAGAACTTTGTCTTTTGGAACATATGCAACAGTTGCCAAACCATCAATGACGACAAAGTGATGCTCACAATTAGATTGGACATTGACATTTCGTTCAACAACCATTTCATTATATTTCATTTTGTTATCAACAGTTGTGCATTTAGGGAATGCGTCGTAATCGAGTCCCCAAAAGATTTCGTTGACATACATTTTAGCAACACGCTTAGGTGTTTCCATTAGACTGTCGTCATTTAGATCGAGTCCCAACACTTGCATGATATATGAAAAGCTTTTTTCAATTTCTGCAATTTTATCTTTGCGATCCATTGATACTTTAAATGTAGGTGTTTCCACTCCCACTTTAACTAAGTGTTCGTGAACTTGTTGTCCCAATACTGGGTCTGTTTTTGTCTTGTTATATGACATTTTTGAATCCTTCCTAACTCGGATATGATGATTGAAATTTGTTACCTTTGTGTAACATTATTATTTATATTAAGTACCCCAGGCATTTTTAAATAATGGGATTTGTAATCTGTCGGAATATCTCCAACCTTTTTTCATTGCCAATTCTGCAACACTACGATTGTTCAACGAATACATTTCTTCTGTACCACCACAAGGCATAATATAAACGGCGCCACCGAAACCAGATTTGCGGTATTCATTTACTGCTTGTTCTGCTTCTTCAGCATCTTCTTTAGTTGCAACTACAAATTTAAGATATGTATTACCTAACAATTGATATTGTTGAACAACTTCTGGTCTAATTGCATCTTCCCATTTTTCACCGCTGATTGATAATTTAGGGGATACTGAAAATGTTATATTACCATAGTCTCGACCAAACCTTGTCCACTCCTGAAATAAGTATTCATCAAACTCATCAGATATAAGTTGTGTGCCATTAGTTTCAAAGGTAAGTTCTTTTAGAGCTTGCATCTTAGGATGTTCTAAAAGATCAGGATAAGCTTTTTGCCAACCCAATAAAGGCTCACCGCCAGTAATTACAAGATGTTCGTCTCGCCATTCCTTGTACGGTAACGTATCAACAATAGCATCGGCAATCGCATCAGTAGAAAGAACGGGAGACAAATGCTTAAAACGAGGATCCCAAGAAGCATAACTATCACAACCCGTAGACACCAAAGGTAACGATTTATATTCTGTATACTTAGAAGGGTCAACATTGTTTGCTTCATTGCTAAGTTCTCCTTTAGGCATACCAAAACCTGCGCATTTAAAGTTACAACCAAATGTTCTTAAAAACACTGAGGGTACGCCCATATAGCGACCTTCACCCTGTATGCTATAAAATAATTCTGCAATCTTAATTTTGCTCATATTCACTTTCAAAAATAGTAGACCATTTCTTTAGTTTTTCAATTTTAGCCAATTTAGCAACACGCAAATGATCTAGGTCAACTACACCCATTCCGCATAGAATATCTATCATAGCCAGCATGTCACCGAGCTCTTCTTCTAGATGTTCCCTATTTGTTTTAGGTTTGTTGGGTTTAAAATTGTCAATACCAAAGCGTTCGCACTTGCTAACTGCTTGTATAACTTCAGCACATTCTTCTTGCAGAATGTTAAAGACTTCTTTGATTTTTGTATTCATAACGAATTATATGACATTTAGTCAGTAATGTCAATTATAGGATTGTCCTTTTCAGACGCTTTCTTTTTGCGAGCTTTTGTCTCGGATGCCGTTTCTCGTTTTTCAGGATCGATTGTGTCTAATTGCTTTTTCAAATAATCAATCAAATGTCGACCTGCTTCTGAATCTTCTGCATTTTGAATAATAGAATCAATATCCATATTCTCCATGAGTTTATATTTCGTTGCTTGTTGTTTCTTTTCCTTTTGAATTCTGCGAATAAAGGCAAAGTAAATAATTTGAGTATAATAGGCAAAAGGATTAGATGATTTTGTGGGATCAAATTTTGCAACAGCAGTTAGGCAATTTTCAATGCCATCTGAAACCATATCATCTCTAAAGGTGTAATTGATAAAATTAGATTTATATGATAAGTGTGTTGCAATTTTAATAAAGCATTCGCCTATATATCGAGGTACTCGAGTCGGTTCCTCTCCTGCAGCTTTGGCTTTGTCTAATGCCTCTTTATATTCTATAAGAGCAGCAAGAAACTGTTTGTTGTTTACATAATGGGCAGGGGCCTTGGCGGGGATTTCTTCTTTAATGAAGGATTCTTCTATTTCCTCGATCAATTCTAATATCTCGCTCTCCGGCGTCGTCGTTGTTTTCGTCATTCACATCTCCTAAAGATTGTTCAAATTTTTCAAATAATTCTTCAATAATTTCTTCATCTGTTTCTTCAGCGTCATCGCTTTCAGTATACAGCTCGTCTTTGTTATCTCTATACATTATATACTCTAAGTAGTTATTTTTCAAGCTTTCTTTGATGTTTGTTGCAACTACAATTTGATGTACTGGGATTTCATATACGTTTTCCTCTGAGAAACTGAATAAAGGAAACAATACGTATGATTCTATTAACACACCATCTTTAGGTAATCTTAACATATTTAAGATTACTGGGTCTGTTACACTAATGATGCGCTTACCTGTCAATTGCTTGCAATCATCTGTTGTTTTACAGATTATGCTATCGCCAGATGTCAGGCGCAAAAATTTATAATTTACTTTTTCTTCTTCCATTATAATGATACCTTTACTAATTTATAGTTAAAATGCTCATCATTATAAATTTTTATTCGTTCAATCATATGCAATAATGTATAATTCTTTTTAGATTTCCATGTTAAATCATCTGCAATATCATATAGTTTACAAGATGTTTTACTTTCACTTGTTCTCAAGCCTCGACCAATAGATTGTAAGTTTCTTACTCTCGATTTTGAGGGCGAAGCAAAAATAATATTATGTAGGTTTTTAATATTTATTCCTGTAGAGAAAGTACCATAGCTAGCAACAATAATTGCATTAGTCTCCGTTTCAGTAATTCTACGAATATCTTCACGCTGCTCAGTATCAGTTCCACCATAAACAAAAAACACTTTTCTATTGACAGCTTTTTCTGTAATCATATCCTTTAAAACTTTACCATGTTTTTCAACATATTGAAACAACACTAATGTATTACTTGTTTGTGTTATTGCAAGGTTTCTGATAAATTTATTTCTAGCTTCATGCTGAACTAAAAAATCCATTTCATCTTGATATGATTTACCTTTTTGTGCCTTTTTAATTTCATCAGAATATTCTAAAATGATATTAAAAATTTCTAAGTCTGCAAGTGTTTTATCGTTAATTAATTTTTTGGTTGTTGTGACTTTATAAACTGGCCCAAACAATCCTTCTAGAACTAATTTATGGGTATGAGTACCATCCAATGTCCCTGTTGTCCCAACTCTATATGGAGTGGTAGTACATTTATTTAGTATACTTGTTAATGACTTTGCTTTAAATAAATGAGCTTCGTCACCATAAATTGCTTTAAAATCTGCAAAGAACTGTTTGGGCAATTTATAAATTGATTGCCAAGTACTAATGACAATATCATATTCATTAGACTTTTCGTGACCGCCATAAATGCGATGACAATGTTCTGAGGTTTTCCAACCATTTAAACAAGAATAATCTTGAAAATCCGAATACATCTGTTCAACTAAAGAAGTCGTTGGAACAAGTATTAATTGTCTACGACCAACTCGCTCATGCCATCTGATTAAACAGTAAATGATAAGAGATTTACCTGACCCTGTCGGGGACAATAATAATCTCCTGCCATCTTTAATTGCTTGAAATACTGCATCAAATTGATAATCCCTAATTTGTATAGGTTTACCCTTTGAGCCAACATTTAGATCTTCGCAAAACTTTCTAACTATGTCGTAAGTAACTGCATCGTTTTCTTCTACATAATTAGAATAATCAATAACATAATCTCGTTCTTCACAGAATCGTTCTAGGTAACTTTTTAATCCTACATATAATTCTTGTGTGAACATAGAGTAAAGTCGTACTTTACCATCCCACATACGAGATTTATAAAGAGGATGAAACTTAGCACCAGGAACATCAAAAGAAAAATGATCGTTTAACTCTTGACCTATTGAAGGCTCGCATCTTATTTTTAAATATGCTTCGTCTTTTTTCGATAATTCGATATCTGCCATTACATCATGCCGTTGGTAAATTTATTCCATTCAATAGCATTTTTAATATCCCATGTTCTACTGTTCAAAGAGCGAATGATTTGTTCTAACTGATACATTACTGTTTTAAAATATTCGACCTTGTCTTGATATAAAACAAGATCGTAATCAACAGTTAGAAACTCATCCATTTCGTTCTTTAATGGTTTATTACCTTGCCATTGTTCCCAACCCTCGTCTGTCAATTCTGCTTGTGACATCTCGCCGCGATAATAACGATATTTCTTACGACGACAATTCAAATAATCAGATTCGGCTTTACGAAGGTTGAGGCGCGTTGAAGATAGGTAGTTCAAATACTTGGCATGAAGGTTAGGAGTCCTCGCAGATTCATGGCCAAGATTCATCTCATTAATCTTACAATCCTCTGCCCAGGATTCTTGTAGATCGGATAATTTCATAATATAATTTACCTATTTAACCAACTTGGATAATTTGCGAAGGATTACCTTGGAAGTTGAATGAACCGTAGTGGTTCAAGGAGATTGAAGGATCAAGCCAGATTTCTCCGCCGATATCTTGCCAGCGTCTGCTGAATGTGTAATCCTCAGACAAATAACGCTTGTCTTTAGGATCAATCATTGTGTCGAAGAATGCATAGAAGTGAGGATTCAATTCTGGAGGTGTATTCAAGTCGTTGTTATATTTCAACTCTGGATACTTCTCAATCATCTTGTCGATAACTTCTCGCTTAATCATCATGAAGCCTGTAGCGCCATCGTGTAGGCGAATTAGACCATTCTCAATAGCAATTTGTTTTTGCTCACGATTCAAGAATTTAAAGTTAATTGCATAGTCACTACCGAATGATGCAATT